CTTAATAATTCTTTTAATATATTTCCAGAAGGAGTAGGTAAGATTTCAACTGTACCTACAACATCGTTACCTTCCCAATGTACCTCTTTAATATTATGTGATACATTCTTTAAGTTGATAACTGAAGAGTCTGGATGGTCTAATTCACCTAATGCTCTTCTTTCTTTAATTAGAGTTTGATATTTGTTTATCTCTCTTTCTAATACTTCTTTTGGGTACACTCTACCATTTTGGTTTTCTGCACCTGAACGTTGAAGGATACCTTTAACCAAAGTTCTACCTGATGAATCTTCGTTCACCTTTCCTTCAAATAAGTTTGTTTCTATTAATAGGTTTTTCATATCGGTTATCCTTATTTATATTTTTTTAATAACTCAGCAAATTCTTTTTTCACACCAGATGATAATCTTTTGTGAATTCCAACTTTTGCTAACATAGGGATTGCTTCTTTCATTTGTGAATTATCAATAGCAATACCAGTTCTACTTCTTGATAACATAGGTCTTTGTAAGAACATTCTCATTTCAAAAGCTAAATCTTTAGAAATTTTAACTCCTTCAACCGATGAAGTTCTACCAGCTTCAACATCTTTCAACATTTCTACTTTACCCAATCTTCTTTCGTTTAACGATTCGTACATCGTAACTGCAACATTACCTGATTTTTGGTAGTTGACTAATTTTAATCCCAATGCATCACCTACCTTTTTCATTTCAGGTTCACTCATATAAGTTGAAGTTCTAACTTCATACCCTTTTCCTTTTTTAGATAACTTCTTAATAGCTTTTACACTATTACCAGTTTCATCTTCAAAAGTGTTAGGAAACTCATATTTGAAGTCTGACATATTTCCTTTGTATGCCTCTTTAAGAGTTACAGGATAAGTCTTACCATTAAATTCAAATTCAGTTTTACCTTCTTCTTTTGCTTTTCTTGCAGCTTGAACAAATGCTCTACCTTCGGTAATTGATTCTCCAATTAAAGAATCAACATCAGCATGGATATCTTTCCACTTATTAAATTTTTGATTACGAAGTGCACTATAAAGAGCCATCGTATATTTTTGTGAGTTATTATGAATTCTTGATTTTACTAAGTCAACTGCTCCATATATAGGTTTTCCTTTTTGGATTGAATCAACTGCTGCTTTGAATGCTTTATATTGATTGAATGCATCTTCTTTTTTTCTATCTGTGATAACTTGGATAATGTAATCTTTTGCCTTATCCATATCACCTTTGAACTTATCTAAGATTTGTTGTGCACCTTTATCGTTTTTTTGTAATGCTCTTTCAAAGTTTCCGATTTGTACTTTTGCCAAACCTTTAGCATTGAAGTAATCTCTTTTATCAAAGATACCATATACTTTTTCAAAGGTAGAATCTTTTGATTTGAATTCTTCGTTTACATTTGTTTGACAACCACCTTCGGTTACACCACCACATCCACATCCACAATCATGTGATTCTTCTACTTTATATGTTTTACCACCAACTTCAAATTCATCTTCACCCTTTTCCTTTGCAGCAGTTACTGCAGCTCCAAATGCATTTCCTTCGTTTTTCTTTTCACCCTTAGCGTTCCATGCTGCATCAATCTTATTGAAGAACTCTTTCTTTTCTTCATCAGACATTGATGGGATAGATTTCCCTGCTTTCTCTAAAGCTTTTTTGAAAAATGTTTGATACTCAGTTTCTTCAGCCATAATCTGCCTGAGCGTGTCTTTGATAGTTTCTCTGGTAATATTCATAATTGCCAATCCTGTTTATAGTTCTGATATTGATTTTGAAATCCGATTCAACCTTTCTCTTATTTTAAAAAGATGTTTTTGAGTTCGTTTCCATTGGTCCTCAGATTTTAAACCACTTTCTTGTTTAATTTTACCATACCATCTTAGGAATGATTCCATTTCTGAAAGTTGTTTGTTGATTCCTCTAATCCCTAAACCAATTTTTTGCTTTGGAGTTCCCTCAGATTTTCTAAGCTCATTCCAACGATTTTCATTAACTTTACTATAACCAGTTGACTTGATAATATGATTAATGTAGTCATCATCAGATTCTTCATCTTCATCAGTACCATCAGTATCTTTAAAAGCATTAGGAGTATTATACCCAGCTATATCACCAGTGGTGGTAGCTTCATCAATATCTACATCTTCTTGCTCTATTTCAGCAAGTAAATCTTCAACTAACTTTTTTAAACTCATATTTTAGCTTTCAATTCTTTTATTAGTTCATATGACATCATCATTGATGAAACATGATTATCAGAAACATTCTTACCAATCTTAATATTAGATAAAACCGAAATAGTTTCTACTAACTTAATTTTAGTTACTTTATCTTTAATTTTTGATTGAATTGATTTTAATTCTTTTATAATATTTGGAATCTCTTTTGTTATGTAAGATTTGAATCCAGTTGTATTAGTTAAGTTATTAATATATTCTTTTAATAAAGATTTTTGTGATTCATTTAAGTTAGAATATTTTTTATTAAAAGTTTCTACTAAGATTTTATAAGTAAGTAATCTTAAATCCTTTTCTTGTTTTTTATAAGATTCTACTAATTTATCTTTTTTGGATTGAGTCTTAGTTGCTGGATTAGATGTAATAGATTCAATGAGGGTAATCTTTGAATTGAATACATCTTTTATATCATAGTTATCCATCTTTTTAGATTCAAAAATCTTATAGATAGATGCCATCAAACGATAATTAGAGATAGGTGAAGAAAGGAATTCATCCATATTGAATGATTCGTTAATTTTTTTAATAAGATTATACTTCTCTCTTTGAAGTTGCTTCTGGTCAATACGATTATGTGCTTCATTGACTGTATCAATGAACTTTTCTGCTCTTGATTCAGACTTGTACTTTTCTTTCATAAGAAGTTCGTACAATCTTAACTCTTTGTTTAACTCTGTTTTTGGACTAAAAAATTCACTTACGATTTTTTTAGCTTTCTCAGTAGTATCCCCATTAAGAACTTCTAAGGTGATTTGTCTCACTAAAAGTTCGAATAGAATACCAGTATTTTTAAATTTTGAATGTTTTACCCTCTTCATTGTGTTTTTATCCTATAATAATATATCAATATACGATACAATACATCGTATATAAATATAAGTTAATTTTGATTTCCTAAAATTTTATTCATCAATCAAATTTGTGTCATCTAAAAAGTCTCCGTTTTCACTCATCAACTTTCGTTTTGCAGAAACTCCATTAACATATTCTTTAGCAACTTTTTGCTTAGATTCTGTTTTCTTTAGTACTTTTTGATTCTCTTTTTTACCCAATGGGTCTCTCCCATAGGGATGTTTATCTTTACCATAGGTGTTTCCCTCTTTTGGTCTACCACCTTTGTTCTTTAATTCAGTTTTTAGTTCCTCCAGTTCATCTTCAACATCAGTAGGTTCTGCTTCCATTGCTGGGTCTGAACCTTCATCTTCAATTGAACGATATCTAAATCTATCTTTTAAATCATTAATAAGTTGAGTTTTTTGGAAATCAACCTCATCTTCACTAAAGTTAAATATATTTTTGTATGCCCAATCTTTAGATACCATATTTAATCCTTGAATATCAGAAACTAATCTAACTTTCTCACTCCATAAATTTACTTTTTCTTGCTCATAAATAGTAGATGGATTAACTAAGTTTAGTTCAAAATCTACCATTTCTTTTCCTTCAATACCTTGAGCTGCTAAATGTGTTACAGCAATCTTAGTTAATTCTGAAATAAGAGTTCTTTGAATTCTTTCAATTGTTCTTGCGAATCTCACATCTTCTGCTGCAAGAGTTGCTTTACCATTTACATTCTCATCATATCCTAAATATGCTTTTGGAATTTTTAATGCTGCAAACATTTTATTCTTTAAGTAATCGATATCATCGATAGCAGTATATTCTAAACCACCCAATGAATCAATTTCAGTTCCACTATCACCACCCCTAACAGGTAAGAAGAAATCTTCAGTTAGGTTTTGGATATTATACTTTAAGTTGTAATCACCAGTCTTTTTGTCAACAAATGGAGTTTTCTTCATTTTGTTGATAATTCTTTGCATATAGTTATCAACTTCTTGTGGTGGAATATTACCAATATCGATTTTGAAAACTCTCTTATCTGGTGCTCTCATAATTCTATGAATTAACATAGCATCTTCCATCAAAGAAACTTGTTTCCAAATTCTTCTACCATTCTCAATCATTGCTTTTCCATATGGTAGGAAGTTAGTATCAGATAATAATCTAAAATGTACTACTTCATAGTTTTCATATTCACCTTTACCATTTGGGTCGTGATTAACTTTAAACTTTACATAGTTTGGATTGTTAGGGTCAGTATTTTCCAATCTTTCAGTTTCATAAACTGGAAGTGGTTTTACATTGATAATACCAACACCTGGTTGAATCTCCTGCACTAAGAAGAAATCACCATACTTAACCATATTACGAGTCCAAGACCAAAGGTTGAACTCAATATTAAGAATATCATAGAAAAGATTTTCTAAGATTTCTTTTATCTTTTCATTTTTTGATTTGATTTGTACAACTTCACCGAATTCATTTTTAAGTGTACATTCATCTGAATATATATCTAATGCTGATGAGATAATTGGGTCATTATCCATAGCATCATAATCTCTGAATAGTTCTCTACGAACTTGATGGTATGCCATCGATTGAGCTGCCATCTGGTCTCCGTAAAAAGACCTTTGTAGTTTGGTGTACCTATCTCTTAAATTCATTAAGTTAGTACCACCCTGCTGTCTATCATCTACATCGACTACTTTTCGTTTCCCATCTCTATCAACCTTTACGATTGCTTGAGTGGAAAAGAGTTTTGTTAATCTCTGAAAGAATGAACTATTGTTTTGTACTTCTGCCATTTTGTTTTTTTATTTTATAACCTTTATTTATTTACCATGCTTTACAACTCCAATACCTAGCCTTGTGTCTTGGTCCTGGTGTATCACAATTATGTCTAGCTCTAAAAGCTTTTCTTCTTGATGGAATATCTTTCTGAATCTGCATTGTTTTCTCACCTGCCTTTTTAGCTGATGTTCCACCATGTCCGAAGTTTACCTTTACAACATTTCCCTTTGGATTTTTCACATACACTTTAAACTTCTTAACATCACCTCTCATAGGTTTATTAAGTTTTACCTTTCTACCTTGATATTCAGCTTCGTTTATATCTTCCTTCATTGTTTTTAGGAAGTCAACAAACTCCTTTAAATCATAATAGTTTTCTACATCGTATTCTTCGATGTTTTCATCTAAAACTGATTTAAATTCTTTGTAAAGTTCTTCTGAATAGTTTTCCATAATAGTTCTTATAATTAATCTATACTATATAAATATAAAATTTTTATTTTATAACCATTTACTCAAATCTTCTGTATCATCACCGATTTGCATTTGCCAAGGGTTTTCATCATTATCATTTCCACCATATACCCCACTATAAGTATAAGATGAAATACTGTTAATTGCCTGTTTAGTTAAATCAATACCTTCCTGTCTTAATCTCAAAGCAGTATCTCTTACCCACAAAGAAATTGCTAAACTCATTGTTAAATCATCATTATAACCTCTCATAGCTTCAGCCCTACCATTCATCCATATAAATGTGAATAATTCATCAATAGTTCTAACTGAACGGATAATAATTGATTTCTCTCTAATATATTCTTCCAACTTTGAAATAATCAAAGGTCTAGTTCTTGATGTGGTTGAGAATCCAGCTACCATACTCTTGTCTTGAGAACGATATCTATTTGAGTGTTGGTGTTCAACATCCACATATTTTAAATCCTTACTCATATAATATAAGTTAGGATAATTTCTATCAATAACTTGTTGAATTGTTGCCCAACCAATATTAGCGTTTTCAATTACCAATAATGCGTTATTATATTCCGTTGATAGAGATACTAAGAAATTACCAAAATCTTTGGTATCTAACTTACCTCTATATTCAGCCACTTGTTCAGATGCCTCAACATCAATAACATGAGCTGCTGAGTAATCCGAAGAATCACCTCTAGCAACATCCGCTACAACTATGTATGATTTTGTATAATCAGGAAATTGCCATTTCCATAAGTTTCCATCAAACCCACCCTTTTCAATAGGTTCTTGTACATAAGTTTCTTTGTAAAATTGAAGAACTTGTGGGTCAATTACTGAATCACCAGAAGATACAAAATCACAATCACATTCTTGTGCTGCTCCCTTTGGTCCTAATAGTGTTTCTTGTTCATCTCTCCAATCTTGATTTCTTTCAGGATGTACACTCCAATGTAATCTAATATTATTAAATCCATTTGTACCATCCTCAGAACCTACCCAAGTTTTGTGAAAGAAGTTACCTACACCATTTGGAGTAGATAAAATAATTGCGTTACCACCCGTTGATAATGTAGATTGAGCCGATACCCAAATCTCTTCAATCTTATCAATAAATGCCGCTTCATCAAATACTAAAAGGGATAGTGCTTCAGAACGTCCTGCATCTCCAGCAGCTGAAGTTGCTTTTATCTGAGAACCATTTGAGTATCGTAAGGATAGTTTGTTATCTTCAACTGTTGTTAGTTTTAACCAAGATGGTAGATAATGATTCATTACCCTAACCTTAGTTACTAAGTTTTTTGCCACTTCTTGTTTTGTTGCAATTACTAAACAATTGAAATCATCATTAAATAACATTTTCCACAAAGAGAATCCTGCAGTTAATGTTGAGATACCAGTTTGTCTTGATTTAAGAATGATATTATATCTATGATTTTTAAAATCAACCAATGTTTCTTCTTGGAAAGGATATAGATGAAACGGAATCTTACCCCTAACAGGATGTTGAATCATACAATACTTTCGCATGAAGTAAATAGGGTCAGATGCACATTTTTTGTACTCTACCGCTATGATTTCTTTTAATGATGCTTTTTTCTTAGCCAAACTAAATTTATTTTTTTCCTATTTTCCAATACATACCACCAGTAATAAATGGTGCTAATTGTGAGGTATTAGAATTGTTCTGAATACCTAACCCTAATTGATATAGATTATTCTTTTTACTTTTTAGGATTAACCCAGCTCCAACATTACTGATTATATCTTCTTTGTTGAAACCACCATTTAATCCCCAATAAAATTCGTTCTTTGGTAATTCTTTTACAATTGTTGTGTTATACACAGTTGGGATTTGGAAGAACCAATCCACATCTCTTGATTGGATTTGGTTTTGTGAAATGATATCAGTTAGGATACCATATCCTAAAGTTGGATTTGGTTTCTTTCCTAATGAATCAGTAACACCTTTTGGAAAATCATATGTAAGATTAAGCGTATCCTTTACTTCGTACTTTGCGAAATAATCTTCTACAATTTTCAATGTATCAATATCGATAGGAACTTCAACTTCAACAGTTTCAGTTACTACTTTAGTAATGTACTTTGGTACATATGTTGGAACTTTAACTGTTTTCTCTACAACAACAGTATCAACTTTTTGTTCCAACAATTCGTAATCTTTACCATCTACATTTACTATTTCTTTTTCTCCTTCTTCACCACCACAGCTTCTTAATAATAATACCACACATAGTGCCATTATCAGTATTGTTTTTAAATCAAATTTCTTTAACCAACTCATAATTCATAGGTTTTAATTTCTCATAGGCAGCATTTCTTTTTTCTATAACATCGGTAAGTTCTTTTTTACCATTTTCGATATCCGTTTCTATTTGCTTTCTTAGTGTTTGAACATCTTCATTAGATGACCATTTTTCAACAGAACCATCATCGTTAATGTATTCGTGAATATTCGAAACTTCTTTCAAAGCTTGATTCCACTTTTCCAATACATCGGTTCCATATGCTGCCATATTAGAGTATATTCTATACTCTTCATATTCTTTCCATAGACCATCTAATTTTATTTGCATTTCTCTTTTAGCTAAACAAACTGCACAATATCCAGTTTTAGCTATTAGTTTTTTATCCGAATTTGAATATTTTTTATTTTCACAATCATCACCCTTACCTTTGGTTTGTTCTGCTAAGTACTTTCTTACTTTACTAAGTTCATTAGATAATTTAGATTGTTTTACTTTACCATATGATTTTTGTTCATAAACAACACCATCTTCTTCCCAAATATCACCAACTTCTCTTTTAGTTGTTTCTTTGATACCAGATAGTGAAACCTGAGTATCCTTTTGATACTCTCCAGTTTGAATCATATTTACCAACTTTCTACGAGTTGGATGCATGTATTTTTTATTGAATTTTTTCTCAGCCATAAATTGTAACTTATATATCCATATATATAAGTATTAAGTTTTTTACTATTCGTAAAATAAACCGAGAATCTGATTGAGAGGTGCGAATGTTCCCGTTAATTTGAAAGTCTTTCCACCATACACAAATACGATTCCCTCATTTGGAACAATTTTATTCTTTCCTCCGATAGAATTCAATCTTTCCAATTCTAATTTTAGTTTTTTAACTTTCTTAACATCACCTGATTTTTGAACATCTTTGATTGTTTTATCCAATCTCTTTTTCATATCTCTAACTGCCTTATCAGGATTTACAGTTAGTGCTGAACTCATAAATGAAAGTACTTCAGCTCCTAAACCTAAGAAGATATTTTCAAAAGGTCGGATATTATCTTTAGCCATCTTAGCATGGTCATTCTTATCAATTCCCTTAGCCCATTCTAATGTTTTTTCATCAGTAATATTTTTCTTATCTAAACGGAATGATTTATCATAGAATGCCCATCTCTTAACTAATCCCATTAGAGTTTTGTTATCTAATTTAGATGGTGATTTCTTAGTTACAAAATCCACCCAAAATGCTTGATGATAATCTGCGATACCATCGTTATCTTTTAATTTGAATTTCTTTTGTAATTTTGATATTTGTGAATTGTACTTTCCTTTGGTTGATGAAAGGTTTTTAGATTTTGGTAATTGAACAACTGGTGGTCCTTGGATTGTATATGCTGATTGGACTTGTTGATTAACTTGTTTAATCATACCAGCTAACATTCTAGCAGCGTCTTGATTCTCACCAATTGCTACACCATCTTCATTATATTCCATAGTTCCGTGGAATACCAATAGTGCTTGTCCATAAGGTATTACATTAACAGAAGTTGGATAGATTACCTCCAAATTCATAAAACATGCTCCTCCTTTGAAAATCTTATCTCTCTGCTTTTCACTCAACTTAGATATTGCCTTCGTTAAATCCTTCATTGCGAAGTTATACGCCTTTTCCAATTCTCCTCTACCAGCAAACTTCATCGCTACACCATTAATATCTAATGCACCTTCTCCTTTGTTTTTCAAATGTCCCTTATTTCTCGCTGCAACTAATCTCCCATCTCTCCAACTAACTGCTAATGCTTGTCCATCTGTCTTTTCTCTAGTGAGTTCTAAATTACCCTCTAAAGCTTTTTGTACTATATCTTTTAATTGTCCAAAAGTTAAATTGATTTCGGTATCGAATGGGTGATTCATATGTCCATAAGCACCTCCTTCCAAAATCAATGATTCAGTAATACCACCACCCAATGCGTATGGTTCATTATACTGAAGTTTTTCTTTATCAAATTTCTTTCTTAGTTTTTTGATTTCCTTATCGTGCTCATCTATCCATTTTTGGTCTGGA